AGCTTCAATTGCTTCAGTGATTTCAATGTTTGCTGATGAAGTACGAATGGCATCCAATAGTTTAATGATGATCCATAATGCTTGGACGTGGGCAAGCGGCAATGCGGAGCAACTTCGTAAAGCGGCAGATGATATTGAGCGCATTAACGAGTCTGTAATCCAGTCTTATTTGGATAAGGCGGGAGATAAATTAAATAGCGATACATTAAAGTCTCTTTTAGATAGCGAAACATGGTTATCTGCAGAAGAGGCTTTTAATTATGGACTTTGTGATGCAATTGATGACTTTAATGAAGCCGCAGCTTGCATTGATGAAAAGCTAATTAATCAGTACAAAAATGTACCTCAACAACTACAACAAAAGCCATCCACACAGGTAATGAGTGCGGAAGAAAAGGCATTACGTGAAAAAATACTTGAAGATTCGAAGGCGAATCTAACTTATTTAGAAACTATTCTTTAATTACTTAGGAGGTAATTTTTATATGAAAACTCAAACAAAAAAACTATTAAAATCTTTGGATCACAAAAACTCGATGAAAATGTTAATGCCATTGAACATTCAAATGTTTGGTGGAAGTAAAACCCTTTATGAGTTAAAACAAGCGATGTCTACTATCGGTCAACAACTTGCTAAAACTGAAAATGAATTAGCAGCAAAAGCTATTGATACATCAGCTTCATTAGAAGATATTCAAGCAGCGCAAAAATCTAAAGAGGATTTGCAAGCACGCTTCAACATCGTCAAACAACAACATGACCAACTTGAAAAAGAACAAGCTGAAAAATTTGCTCAACAACAAGCGGGTGTTGCAGGTATCGAAGATCCGAAACAAAAATTGATTGTTGCTAAAGCTTCTTTAATTCGTTCAACAATGCGCGGCAAGCCAATTGATACAGACATTCGTGCAGCACTAGGTGATGATTCGTCTACTGGTGGTGGCAAATTCTTACCTAAAACTGTTTCAAATGATATTATCATGGAGCCATTAGCGAAAAATCCATTACGTGGACATTCGGCAGTTACGAATATTCCAAACTTAGAACTGCCTAAATTAAGCTATACACTTGATGATGACGACTTTATTGCAGATAAAGAAACTGCAAAAGAACTTGAACTAACAGGTGATACAGTGTCATTTGGACGTAAAAAGTTCAAAGTATTTGCTGGTGTATCTGAAACTGTTTTAAATGGTACAGACACAAACTTAGTGCAACATGTAGAGAATGCACTTAAATCTGGTGTTGCTGCAAAGGAAAAGAAGGTTGCATTTGCAACTACTCCAAAAGCTGGAGAGGAACACATGAGCTTTTATTCAACTCAAAATGGAATCAAGGTAGTGACTGGTGCTGATAAATACAAAGCAATTAAAGCAGCAATTGCAGATTTGCATGAGGATTACCGAGAAAATGCAAAAATCTTTATGACTTTTGCGGATTACTCTGACATTATCGAGACTCTTGCAAATGGTAATGCAACTTTATATACTGCTCAACCTGAACAAGTATTAGGTAAACCAGTAATCTTTGCAGATGGTGCGACAAAACCGATTGTTGGTGATTTCTCTTACTCTCACTTCAACTATGATATTGGTGAATTATTCGAGCGTGATAAAGATATTAAAACAGGCATTGAGCAGTTTGTAGTAACAGCTTGGTTTGATCACAAAATTAAATTAAAATCTGCATTCCGTATCGCAGAAGTAACTCCTACTCCTTAATAAAAGGAATAGGGGTTTTTATTTTAACGAAAGAAGGTGAAATAAATGCAGTACAAAGTAATTAATCGATTTCAAGAAAAATACCATGATGGCCATGTTTATGAAGAAGGGAAACCTTATCCAGCCGAGGGTAAAAAGCTAAATAAAGCACGTGCTGAGGCTTTAACAGAAGTCCATGAAGAATATGAGGTAGCATTCTTAAAAGCTGTAGAAGAACCTAAAAAGGCTACTGCAAAGCAAACGGCTAAAGAGCCTTCCACAGATGAAAAGAGTGATGCTTAATGGAGTTACTGGATGAACTAAAAGAATATTTACGAATAGATGGGGATGATGAAAATCGTTCTCTTTCTACTTTTATTCAATCAGCACAGTCCTACCTTGAAAATGCAGGGGTTAAGCAACCAATTGAGTACTATTTGATTGTGGAAGGCAAAGAAGTATTTGCACAGCATCGATTAGCCGTTATGATGCTCGCTACACACTTTTACGAGAATCGTATAGCAATAACGCCTTCCACAATTAAAACGGCACAACAGCCCATTCCGTATGGTTTACAATCGATGATTCTGCAATTGAAGTGGGTGAATCCTGATGAACTATCAATACAACAATAATGCTGCTCGTTTAAATAAACGTGTTACGTTCTATAACCCACCAGGACAAATTGTAAATGGTTGGCCTAATCAAGATTGGACACCATATAAAAAATTATGGGCTGAAGTAAAGTCGCAAAAAGGTTACAAAGTGTTTAATTCAGATGCTACACAATGGCAAGGTAAACGAGTTGTTGGTATTCGCTATCGAAACGATATTCATGAGGAAATGCGTGTAGAAATAGCAGGTAAGCTTTATGAAATTGAATCGCTAGTGAATGATGACGAACGTAACCAGTGGCTAACGATCATTGTAACGGAGGTGTTATAAATGCGCCTTGAAATGCAAGGAATGGAAGCAATCATGCAGAATCTGTTGAATCTACCACTTGAAGAAGCTGATGAAAACAGAGCTATTAATAAGGCGGCTAAGATTGTCAAAGAAGCTGTTATTGAAGAAGCGCCTGTAGATGATGGAACATTAAAGTCGAATATTAAAGCTAAACGGGCAAAAGATGGAGAAGCTAAGGTTCACACTGGAGGAGCTTATCATTCGCATTTAGTTGAGTTCGGACGTTCCGCAGGAAGTAAATACGCTTTGAAAAATGGCAAGCGTCAATTAGTAACATGGGGAGCTACAGTACCAAATCCATTTTTCACACGTGGTCTTGAAAAAAGTAAAGATAATGCAATCAATGCTATGGCTGATGAAATTAAAAAGGTGTTGAGATTATGATTGATATAGTTGAACATATTCCGAAAACACTTTCTTCATTAAATTTGCCAGTCATTTTTAATAGCGTTCCAACAGGTTCGAAAATACCTGATCAATATATTACGTTCTTAGAAGTTAATGCAAATCCAGCCTTTGAAGCAGCAGATAGAGAGTTAGAAACAGAACGACTTATACAAGTCAACGTTTGGTCAAAAACCAACTACTATCAGCTTGTGGAGGGCATCAAAAGATTAATGGAATCAGCAGGCTATGAACGAACATTTGAATACGATGCACCAAAACAAGAAGGCGATTCGCACTTTAATAAAGTGATACGATTCGTCTTTTTTGATGAATATTAAAATATTAGGAGGTCATGTAAATGGCAGCTACAACGGTAAATGAAAAACCACAGAAAATAAGTTTAAAACGTCTTCACTATGCACTTTTAACAAATGAATCAACTGAAACTTGGGGTGACGTTAAAACATTAACGATGCCTATTTCCTTAACACTAACACCTAACTTCTCAGAGGCATCACTAGATGCAGGAGATCGAGTTGTTGACCAAGAATCACAAATGGATTCGATTACGATTGCAGGTGAAACAGCCGATTTACCAACAGAAGTGTTAGTAGATTGGTACGGCCATAAAAAGTCTGCAGACGGTGGTATCATCACAAATGCAAATGATACACCTAATGCAATTGCTATCGGATTTGAATCAGGATCTAAATTGGTGTGGTTATTAAAAGCCAAATTGAAGCCAGGTGAAGAATCAAACGCTACACGTAAAAAAGGTGAAACAAGCTATAAAACATATCCATTCAGTGGAGAAGCATTACCTTTAATCGATGGAATCATTAAACACACAGTTGATATGCGTGATTCAGGCGTTACAGCAACCGCTGAAACATTCTTTGCCTCTGTGAAGAAACCGACAGATGCAGTACCTACACCTTAATTCAGAAGTCCTTTCGAGGGCTTCTTTTTTCTT